GTCCTTAAATTGAGAATAAGTCATAAGACTTTCGTCTACCGGTGTTTTCAAGATTTCCCTGAAACCATGTTTGTCTATGTAGTATTGCTTCAGCTCGTTGTTATATGCCACAAGTTCTATGTTTGACTTGTTATTTTTCTTCGCGAGCTCTTTGTAATGAGGCATTATCTTACTCACGAAATTATCGCATTTCTTCGTTTTGTCTTTTTGGAACGTAAGGATGAAGAGAGCGTCTTTCTCCCTTTTAAGACTGTATGCGACAATACCGACTATTTCGTCGTTCTCGATAACTTTATCATAAAGAATGTACCAAGGCTTTTTGTTTATGCTAAGGTATGAATTTGGGTCTTTCTTGAAATCTTCATCGAACATCCAGAAACCGGTGTCTTTTCCTTTGTCAGGCTTTGAGTCTTCAACTATTTTCTTTATCTCTGCTTCTGAGTTCACTGCCTTGAATTCCATAGCTTATATGTTTTTTGCAAACATTGAGTTCGCTATATTGGACATCTGTGTTTCATTAAGCTTCTGGTTTTTACCTTTAACCGCAAGAGCGTGGATATAGTCGGAAAGCTCTATGCTTTTAATGACGCTGTCAGAGTTTTCTTTATATGACGACAGTTCGGTCGACATCGAAAGCACATTGGCCTTGAGCTTCTCATTTTCTTCAGTAAGTTCTGAGACCTGCTGTCTCAACTTTTCAAGCTCCTCGTTGTCTGCAGATATTAAAGCGTTTTTCTCTTTTATCTCGTCATTAAGCATATTGATATACGAAGCCGTATCGCTTTCATTCGAGTCTGATGACTTGAACTTGCCAGTAAAGAGTTCTGTTTCAGCAGATTTTGCATTGTTGTCAACATATCTGCTGGTTATGTGATAGGATTGGGTATTCATTTTCCTGATTTTCTTCGCGTTATCCGCAGAGATAAAGAAAACAACTTCCCCTGCCGATTTGTCGTATCCGGAAACGTCTTTACATTCTTCTATGGCTATATCGTCTTTATCGTCTATGAAATGAAGGAACATCGTACCTGTGCTGCCAAGCTTCAGAGTATTACCGTTATTGCCATGTACAGTAAACATTTTGTACTGGTCGAATAATGACAATGTAAGCGAATAAGTCCCTTGTCCGTGAAGTGTCTTATTTTCCTGTTTATTGTTAATCGTAAGCATAGCGTTTAAATTTTAACCGTAAGACGTTCTTGGTTCAAAATATGGTCTTTGACCATATTGCCGAGCTTTTCCTTAAAGCTGCTGACCTCTGCCACGAAATCCTCACTGTAAATACCGTTCGGTTTTATGATGTAATAAGACGTGCATAGGACTTTAAGGATATATTTCAATAATGTCCTTAACGGTTTATGTTCATTAAGGAATTCTGCAGTTTCCTTGTTATGTATGTTTACAAGGTTTATATCAAATTTTGAAAGCGTGTTTGCTTCAAGTATGCCTGTCCAATATCTGCCTTTACAGAATTTCGCGAACATGTCGGCGATGAGGTCGATAGTGACACTTACAGGGTTCTTGTCTTCGACATCCTCGAGATATGTCTTAATGTCTTCAGATTCGCAGAATTTTATAAAGTCTTTGAAGATGACATATATCGTATCGGAATTCATATCACTGACAAGTTTTTTAGTGATATTGCTTGCTCCGTCCGATATGACTACCGATATTTCGTTTTTATCTTTTATCACAAGGTAATAGTCGTTTTCGTCAGGCTGCAGGCCGAGCGCCTCGAGCAGCTTGCTCTTTTTAGAAGTGTCGCTGTCGTATAATATGTCTGCTATAATTTTGTTGATGTCGCCGCTTTCTGCTGAATCTTTTGAGTCGAAGACTGAGCCGTTATAATCCGTGCCAAAAACGCCTGCCCAGAATTTGAGGCTGTCGTTATCTTGTATTACAGTCTTTCCTGTGACAACTTGTTTAAGCAGCATTGACGAATTATCTGAGCACATGAAAATGAACCTCCATCCGTCAGGTATGTTCGCTCCTTCGCGTTCAGCTGCTGTTTCAAGGTATGATATATATGGATTGAATATCGAAGTCATAGTCTTTTCGACATAAGTCATTTCGACAGGACTGCATATAGACGACGAAAGGTAAAAAGAAGATTCGCCGTCTTTCTTCATAAACTGCAGGACAGGATACGTATATTTCCTGCGCAGTATGAATCGAGCGTTTTTGAAGTCTTTTATGAATTCGTCTTTTTTCTTATATAATATCAAATCCCTTATTTCCATTACCTTCTTATTTACTTTATTTATGTTTTACAGCTTGTTGCAGTAGTTTTTGAATTTGTCGTAATCGGTAAAGTCGATATTATTTTCAGATGGCTCGAAATATTTAAGAAGCCTCTGTCTGTAGTTTTTTGTAAAATCTTGAAGGTAGTTGTCATAGCAGTACCTCATCATATCATCTGATATGTTGATACCAAGCTCGTGCTTCAAGACAAAGAAATACAGTATGATGAAATCTATGGCGCACAGACCGCTTCTGGAGTTTATTTCAGGGCACCACATTTTACCGTCGCCGTCGACCATAATGTCAAGACCTATCAAACCGTTGCAGTCTATCTTATTGTAGATGACATCAGAAATCTCATGTATCTTTTTCAGAAATTCTGCATCAGGCTCGATTGGCTCGTATACGAAACGTACGCGTTCTTCAGGCAGCTTGTTTGAGACTTTATTCATAGGCCTTCTTCTGTAGCAGAGCATAATTTCATTATTATACAGCAGTATCCTGTATTCGTCTTTCACATCTATATATTGCGAGTAGATGTATTCTGGGTTCATGCCGTTGCGTATGATGTCACCCTTATCGGTAAGAGTTATGCCTATGCCGGAGTGCGTGTCCCTTGCTGGTTTCTTTATTATTTTCTGGTCATAAGGAACTTTTCTGATGGTTTCTTCATCGTATGTTGCAGGTATGAATCCGCATGACATAAAGCTTTTATAGAATTCAAGCTTGTCATTACATATAGACAGAACATCAAAATTATTTTTTAAGTTCTTCATTTGTGAGTATTTCTTTTTATAGAACTCTATATTTTTCGAACCGTCATTGATGTAATTGATTAAAGGCATGTCTTTCGTAAGTCCTTTATCATATTCATCTTTTATATTCGGGAAATAGAACAAGTCGCGGACAAGCCTTGAAATCGTAATATCCTTCAAGTTGTCAGGCCATTCGCTTCTAAGAAAGCATACCCTTTGTTTCCAGTCAGTCTCTTTAGATTCGCCGAGAAGGAACGTCTTTTTCCTGTCTGGTGATACGATGAAACCAAAATCATGGATGATGTCGGTTCCTATCGTCAGTTGCTTCTTAACACTTTCTCTGTCAGTCTTCGAATTAAATTCCTTTAATGTAACAGGTATTTTCTTTTCTTTGCCGTTAATGCTGATTTTCATCCAGACGCATATCCTCTTAATTTTTGTCTGGGCACCTTTATATCCGATAGTGACAGTTCCGTCTTTCTTTTTTGTAATCTCTTTTCCGAGAAGCTTGAAAGTAACGGTGTCGCCGTTGTCTTTAAGGTCCTCGACGGTAAGGGATGCAGTATTTCCTTCTTTACCTGTATCAAAGCAACCAATCATATCTATGCCGTCAAGCTTTATATGCTCATGGAACGATACTATCGTTTTCTTTCCTTCAGATATTTCATAGTCTTTGCTGAAATAGCCAGAAAGCACAGAGAGCAACCTGTATGTGATGTTCTTTTCCCCAGGTGCATATAATGAGTTTATGCCGGTTATTCCAGGTGAAGAGTTTACCTCTATCACTTTGACTTTGTTGTCTGACTTGTCATAAAGCAAGTCTACGCCGCACCACCTGCAGCCTGTCGCGATTGCAGCCTGTATTGCCGTAAGAGATTCTTCAGGTGTCGGCACATATAACTGTATCGAACCACCAATACTGAAATTCGTTCTGAAGTCGTTGTCTGGAGCAGTTCTCTTCATCGCTCCTATTACCTCATAATCTTCAGGGTCTGATGTTCTTTTCGCCTTTGTACAGACTACGTGCATTCGTATATCGCTTTCTATGTCGATTTTCGGCTGAAGGAGCATGAATTTGTATTTCTGAAACAACGACTGCATTTTAGACATTGCCTCAAACATAGAATTAAAGCAGATTACATCCTTACCCTTTGTACCTTCATCAGGTTTAACGACACATGGGAATATAGTCCGTTCAAGAATGCTACCAAGATTTTCAGCATTTACTTTTATTGTAGGAATAGTTTGCACGCCATTTTCAAGAAGTACATTGTATGTCATCCATTTTGAGCGGCACAGTTCGATTGCTTTCGCCGTGTTTATGATAGGAACTTTGTATTTCGTGAAGATTTTCTTGAAGCTTGCAAGTTTCTTCTTCGGTTCTTCGAGGCCGTATTTCGACATTGCCCATTTTCTTTTAAGTACGACCGCCTCGGACAAATCATATTTTTTGCCGTTGACTATAAAGTCATCTCCCTTTGCCTCGACTTTATCCTTATATAAATTGATATGGAGGAAATCAGCACCAAGCTGTTCCGCCGTTGTCCTAAATTCTTTGATATTCTGATAGGTGTCTTCTGAAAGACACGAAAGAAAGACTATAAGCATTTTACATAAATATATTGGATTCTAAATATATTTATAATAATGGCAGGTTTCTATTATGACAGTTTAATGAATATTTCACCGTTGAACGCGAGCACAACAGATTTAGCTTCAGCAGCAAACGGTAAAAGGCAATTCATGACTACGAAAATCGCCGAAGGAACTGACAAGTCTGTTGCGGCAGAGCTGACGGTTGGCGGAAAAAACGTAAGGGCTCCTCAAAGTATATTCAGGGATGAAATGACAGTAAACTGCCGGTCCTTAAAGAGCATAGCATCTCCTCTTACGGAAGAAAATAAAAGTGATGAAGAAATCATGAGTGATTTCTATACGAATTACTCTGATTACCTGGCATGTATGAAAGCAAATGATGAATTTAAGGAATTCTTAAAGAAAAGAAACAACCCTACTGTAGAAAATATCATAGATACCTATAACGGCAAAAGCAGCTCTCTTGACCCTTACGGACTTGCAAGCTACAGGCTGCAAGACTTCATTTTCTGTTCTGATTACGGCAAGATAACGAATAACAGGCTTATAACCCTTCGCAGATATACAATGCCTACGACCGATATGATGTTTGGACTTGGAATAAATGCAGATAAGATAAATGAACTGAATCAATATCCGAAAAGGCATAGGGCGATAGCGACGGCATGTACATATATCAATGATACAAATAAGTTGTCAGAACTTCTTAGTATGACGTTCGGTATGAACTGGGAAGAAAGGAAATCAGAGATACAGACTATGCAGGACCCTAACGGACCTATGGACAAGCAGTTTACGAAATGGTTCGGTAATATACCGAAAGTCGGTGACCTTGCAGGTAAATACCCGAAAGCAGCAGATGTCATCGCAAGAGGCGTAGTAGATACTATGACTGGAGTCGGTGCGACTGAACAAAAATATAACGCAAAGAACAGATTAAAGGATTTGTTCTATCAAAACTATCGTGACCAGATAGGACCTCAGAACAGGATAGACAGCGTACAGTGGAGAATGCCTGGTATTACGTTTAATCATGACATCAAGCTGACATTCAAGTATGACATAAGGAGCCTTCAGTTTGTAAACCCTAAAACAGCGTTCCTTGACCTTATGAGTAACTTTATGCTTCTTACAGGCAATTACGCTACATTCTGGGGAGGAGCGATTCATTATACGAATTCTCCAGCGGCTCCTGAACTTGGTGATAAGAAACTGCTTGCTTCCGGTGATTACGGAGGGTATGTCAAAAGTATCTTCAAGGATATATCTGATAACCTCATGCCGAAACAAAAAGGCGGTGGAGGCAGCAGCGTCGGCGGAAAAGAAGGTGTAGCGAAGTGGCTCGCGCTTGCAAAAGATTTCATAGCAGGCAGTTTTGAAGCCTTGATGTCGAATATTCTTGGAGACGGAAGCGACCAGACAGTTGGCAATATACCGAAAGCCTTGTTGTCGGGTGACCCTGTAGGATGCTGGCATCTTGTCATAGGAAATCCTTTGAATCCTACTGCCGTCATAGGCAATCTTATATTGAAGGATGTATCTATGTCTTTCAATGATGAGTTGGGAAAAGATGACTTCCCTACAGAGATAACCTTTACGGTAACGCTTGCTCACGGTATGCCGAGGGATATTGCTGGTATGCAGTCGATATTCAATGCAGGACGTGGCAGAATCTACATACCTATTGAAACAAATCAGAAAAAGAAAACAGCAAACGCAAATGGCAAAGACGAGCGCTATCCTATATCGAACGCTCTTTACGATGTCTTGGTCGGTGGACGTGACACGACAGGTAACGCGATAACGGAAGCTGCTATAAAAGAAGTAGTTAAGGATACGAAGAAGTTCGTCGCGCCATAATTCATAAATATGTAAAGGAGAAAAATAAAATGAAAGAGAGTTTTATAAATGCGGCGATTAAGTTTAAAGATGTGTTTGGCGGAGTTCTGTCAAACATCGAAGAATTTTTCATATATATATCAACATTATTACTATCAATTCTGATACCATATAAAGATGAGGTTGTATTCGTATTCATACTTGTTGTAGTCGACTGGATAATGGCAATGGTGATAAATGCGAAGAAAGGAAACCTAAGGTCTGCGAGGGTCAAGAATGTTGTCGGAAAAATCATATTTTATTCATTGGGATACCTTATAGCTGGAGGCCTTGATAAATTTGTAGGAATAGACATGCTTGGAAATATAGTGTCATCAGCACTGTTCATATCTGAGACTTTATCGATTCTTGCAAATATGATGATAATCTGGCCTAACATACCGGTTCTGCCGAAAATAAAGAAATATCTTGAGAAGGAACTTGAGAAGAAACTTGGTTCTGATGACAGTCAAGATGACGAAAGCGAAATTTAAATCTTCATAATATGGCTAAAAAATCTATTGAGATTAAAGTTGTGCGTCTGTATAAGAAAGAGTCGTACACTATCGGTAAAATGTATATTGACAACGTATACTTTTGTGATACGATTGAAGACGCGGACAGAGGGCTTACACAGGAAATGACCCTGCAGCAAATCAAGAAGCAAAAGGTATATGGTAAGACGGCGATACCTTCAGGTAAATATAAAGTCACTCTGACATACTCGTCTAAATTTAAGAAGACATTGCCTCTCATAAATGGCGTAATAGGATTTTCAGGGATTAGGATACATAGCGGAAACACAGCGGAAGACAGCCTTGGATGTATCATTGTCGGCGAAAATAAGATAAAGGGGGGAGTTATCAATTCGAGGGTTGTAATGGAAAAACTTCTGTCAAAGCTGCGAGGGCAAACGAATATCAATATAACAATTGAATAAGCATAGCAAAATATCAGCTTTTGTGTCAGCTGTTCTCAAGGAATTTAAGAACGGTTGTATTATTACACCAAAATATGTAAGGGAGAAACGCATGCTCATGTGCGACTTTTGCCTGTCACGCCGTGGACTTATATTCAGAAGGTGCGGTTTATGCGGATGTTTCATAAGACTTAAGATATTATTCCCGGAAGAAAAATGTCCTTTGGATTTCTGGAAAGAAGTCGACTATAAATAGTATAAGCATTTATATCGATTTCAACATGGGAATTTTTGAAAAACGGACATACGATGACACAAAGAGGACGAAGGAACAAGCTGAGTCTGTAAAGAACGAAGTTAACAGGGAATATGAAAGCAAATACGCTGAATCACTCGTTCGTAATTATACAGGCGGCATAGGCCTTAATTCGACTTCGATACATACGCGTTCAGACTTGAACAAGTTTGTTAACGACATCGTAATGACAGACCCTTTGCTTACAGGGTTTTCGTTTTACATAGATTTCGACACCTCTCCTCTGTTTAAGGACCTTTATCTGTTTGAAAGAATAGACGATTATACCGACAAATCACGTATAGTGTCAAGCAAGCTTGCGAGCCTATGCGATGGTTATAATAATTCTTTCGGCACTAATTTTATGGAGAAAATCCAGAAGAAGCTTGTCGGTCCGATACTTGGAAAAAGAGAAAGAGAGCTTTATGTCGAACCGTACGGCGCTATTGAATATCTTTATCTTTCTGACATGGTATATGTCAGCGGCAGTAAGGACAAAGCAGCTGAACCTCAGATAGTTAGCTCGAAAGCAGACGAATATGACCAAATCATAAAAAATCTGGAAAAAGAAATTAAGCGTCTTGAAGACCTACGAGACGATACCCTTGACCTTGTTTCATTATATCAGATAAAGCAGGCAGAGGTATCAATATCTGGCATAACTGACACGCTTGACGTTCTTTCGGAAACAAGAGACCTCCGAGCTGCAGCGAGCGCTGTGCCTCCTGAGCAATACAGTATGTATAAGGCAAGGATAGAGTCTGCTAAAAATGAGGTTGCCGCTCTTGACAACAGAATAGAAGAACTCAGGAAAGAACTTAATATATATACTGAGCTTAAGCAGCAAGAAGTAGACAAGGCGTCGAATACAAAAAGTTTGCTCAGCGGAACGCCTGAAACGAATGACGGACAAGTGCTTAGTTCTCCGAATTCCGTAATGAACCTTATAAGGTTTTATCAGACTATAAAGAATATCAATGACAACAGGCAATATGTCATAACATCTGTGGAAGGAGTACAGGATATTTTTAACGCCGCATACAACCTTTCAGGTGAGATGAAGAATGAATTGACGCTGAAACTGCTTGAAGACGTGAAAATGACGATTACGAGGATGCTTATGTCTTACAATGAAGCAGTAAGAGATACGAAATATAAAAGGGAGAAAATTCCGTCGAATCTCAGGAAATTCAATATGTCTTTATTCATCTATGACTTCAGGTCATTCAGAAACAACAGGTCTATGATAGGAAAAAGCCTGATTGACTTTATGAATAAGACAACTGACAGGAGAGCGAATATCAACGGCGTCGACGAAGACTTTAATGATTATGTATTGAAGCTGTTGTCGGAGCATATATCGGTAGTAGAGGTATATCTGACTGGATGCAAGATTATCGAAACCGGCTTTGACGGACTTCATGACGTTAACACAAACCTGAAATCCGAAAGTGTTCAATGCTCGCTGAAGATGACATACGACACCGTAGACATAAACCCTGTAATGTTCGCAGATGTCGATAACCTCTTTAACATAATTCAAAATAAATAGTATAAGAATTAAAATATATTGTCATGGATGCAATAAACGAACAATTAAAGACATTTTCGGAGTTTATAACAGCGACTCCGGTATATAAGGACGTCAAAGGTAAATTTGTGCAGTTCATAAGGTATCTTTTACATACGGACCCAAAAGACGAAGTAACTGCTGATATGATAAACAACTGTATACGTAAGAGTCCGAGGACGATGTATAGTGAAGTTGCGAAAAGATGGATGAATGCTGACGACATTTTTAAGATGCTTTCAGACAAGAAAACTGAATATACGATAAGATGTATTGACAATAATATAAATGACGTCATATCGATAATGAACGGCACGACGCCTGTATTCACAACATATACTAATGATTCTCCAGATACATTCGTAAAAAATATAGACCCTTATATAAAGGCTGCCGAAGAATCTGAAAGCTCTGAGCAGTCTGAAAGTTCGGAACAATCTGAAAGCTCGGAACAAAAAGAAAATCAGAATCAGCAAAGCCAGCAGAATCAAAACCAGAATCAGCAGAGCCAGCAACAGAATAAATAATTAAAAATATAAGAAGATGGGAAGTTTTTTTGACAGGTCAAGGATAACGGCCGCCGGAATCATACAACAGGCAGTTGATAAAGTTACTGAGCTGTATGGACAATCTCAGCAGGTGTTCACTGCGTCAAGTCCGTTCGGCCAGATTCTTATGACTATATCCAACCTGTTCGAAATGTTTATGACATATCTTTCTCATGCCGAAGAGAACCTTAATATAGAAACTGCGACAAGTCCTGCAGGTATATACGGCCTTGCAAGTTTGAATGGACATAATGCGTTCAGAGGTTCTTCTGCAAAAGCTGTAATCAACATAGCGGCTAACGCCACGGCCTCCGGTATAGACGGCTCTTATATCAGGATTCAGGACGGTATGACTCTTTCAGTTCCGAATTCTGAGCTGAAATACTTTATAAATGCCGGCAAGGACAGCATTACAATTAACACGAAATCCTCTGAGGGAGTAAATGTCGAGATAATACAAGGTGTTGTTGAAGAGCAGGTATTCGTTTCAGATGGTTCGATGCTGCAGAGTTTTGATGTCATTACAAAGAAGATGACCGACCATTGGAAAGTTGATGTATATGTCAACGATGAAAAGTGGAATAAGAAAGAATCTTTGTATGACATGAACGAAGGCGAAGAGTCATATATTTTGAAGACTGGCATGACAGCAGGCCTTACGGTATTTTTCGGAAACGGTAATTTTGGAAAGATACCTACAGCAGGAGCTGTCATTCGCGTAAAATATGTATTGACAGACGGCGCTGTCGGTAATATGGACCTTTCAACTGTTGAATTTACGTTTGACGGACAAGGTGTTTCTTCAAAAGGCGAAGAGATTGACCTCAACGAGAACCTGAGCGTCAGAGTACTTGAAAACGCAAGGTCAGGTTCTGATTATGAAGACTTGAATTTTACAAAGCTTATAGCGCCTAAGACAAGCCGTAGCTTTGTTCTTGCGACAGCAGATAATTACAGGTCATATCTGATGAGGTATGACGACTATTCTTTTGTTGACGTGAATGTGACAAAAGAAGGATACAGGGATGACGCAGGCATAGTGTATATAACTTTATTAAAGAATATCGACGGATATTATTCAGAAGGTTATGATTATTTCACTGTGCCTGAAGAAAGGATGCTTCCGAAGCCTGATGAAATCGATAACATAAAGTCGCTTATAATCAATTCTGGCTATTCTGTGGTAAATACGAATATCGTAATAGATTCCCTCATAATAGAGCATTATATCATTAACATTCTCGTAAGAGCTTTTGATACTGCAGATAAGAATAGTGTTCGCTCGACGATATACGACAAGCTCAACACATATTACAAGAATATCAGAAGGAGGGATATTATTGCGAGGTCCGACATTATTTCGATAGTGGAATCTGTTGAAGGAGTCGATACATGCCAGGTGTTCTTTATATATGAAAGAAACGAAGACGCGAAAAAGAACGGATATTATACTGATTATACACGTGAGTATGATACCATAAATGACGTTTATGGCATAGTCAAGAAAATAATAAAAGTGGAGCAAGGTACTGACCCTCGTATCGGATTCGATGAAATGGACAACCTTATAGTTCCGGACGGCATTGTCTTGATACCACGCGGCGGCTGGAAAGATGCGAACGGCAATAAGTTCGATACGACATATAATCCTGATACCCTGTCCAACCTCAACATATTCTTTACTGATGACGTTCCTTCAGACGTTTACAGCTCCGATACGGATAAGAAACTTAATGCTATACTAAAAGAAATGTACAAATAACCTTTAAAATAGAATACTATGGTCATAGAAGATAGGTTGTTAGGTAAAGTTACTCCCATTATATATAGAGAGTCTTTAAGCCCTTTATATTCTAAAATAGAAAGCTATATAAGAAATGGGTCGTCACTTACGATACATAGTGTTGAATGTGAAACGGCAGAAGACGGCAGCGATATTGAGAATCCTAAAGTGATACTGAATTGTACTGCCTATATGTATGTTTTTTTTACGAGGTATCATCATTACCTTGAACATTCGAAGACACCCTTGGACAGATTTGGTTATAGCGAATATAAGAATATAAGCCTTGATGATATAGAAGCGAAAAGAAAAGAATCTTTACCTCAAAACTGGGGAAGACATTTTACAATAGCGGGCAGCGGAAATCTGATATTTATACCAGACAGAAGCAATAGCTTGTCATTACAGGGTAGTGGATATTCCGGATACCTGTTCCCAAATTGTGACAGAAATACGTACCAAAGATATATTATAGAGGATTATGCAGGACAATCTTCACGGTCATATTGCGTGAGTTCTATAATCTATAGAAATTTTATTTATGGTAAGTCTGAAGAATATTATAAGTGTGACTTTCTTTCACAAGAAGATTATGATATTGGGATAATACAAGATACAGACCAGAGTGCAAAAGAGAATCCTTTATCATTACCTGCAGGCAGGGCTAATTATAATCAGGATAATATAAATAAGGACAAAGAAAAAGTAAATAATAAAGTTTACATACATCTTTCTGATATATATGATTACAGTAGCTATATAAATAATTATAGAAATTCGCCTTATTTTAAAAATTTTAAGATAGGAGGCGCATTTGGCTGGCAGGAATTTATTTTTGATGATTTCAGAGCTGACTCATTAACGGCTGGATTTGCTGATAATATTGTCGTAAAGGGAAGCCAAAATTATCCTTGGACGAATACTGAAGATTTATGGTTTCAAAGCTCTTGGAATACTAATCATAGAAGGTTCTTTGTTGATGAGAAGACTGGCTATTTTTCAGAAGATAGAAAATGGCATGATTATGGAAGGATGTTTAATGACGAATACCCATTGCATGTGCTTGGTATAGATTTATATACTTACTGGGTTAACCATAGAAAAGATTATAACTTTGAAACTCCACATGAATACTGTCAAGAGGTACTAAACCAATTGTTTGATGGCACTGATTATACAAGGTATACTTATCATAATGCACAAGGTACTCCAATAACACCAAGTACGTTTTCAAGTTCTACGTCTAAGCGTAGATTTATGATGATGTTTATGAATAAAGCAGACACTGGTATTACTTTAGGAGAGACTACTTCATTTGCAGATTTTCCAAATAATAATATCTATGTAGATACGTATGCTGCTAAAAGATATTGTGCTCCAGACTTTTGGACTGGACGGCTTTTATGTCCTGAATGCCCTTCTTTGTTTACTGACTACCTTTCGAAAAAAGGAAAAATAGAAGGTCCTAACAAATACTTATATGTATTAGGACAGAATCCTGCACAGGTTTATAAGGCTTGGGATGGCATTTATGGAATATATGGTATTGCTGAGGGCAAGAATTATGGCATAAAAGCAGAAACCGGTCTTGAATATATACCAGAGGGAGATGAATTTTTATTGCTTACGCAATATAACTGGCCTGAACAGAATGATTTGCCTTTTATGTATAAATACGATTTACGTATAACTGAAACAAAATCAGGAGATATATGTAAGATACTTGACGTACAAGATATACAGGCGCATATTATTAAGACGGATGAATTCCCTGAATCAAAACAAGGAAAGCAGTTGTATATAAGGGAATTGACTAATGAAATCACAGTTCCTGACAATAATGCTTTAATATCAATGGAATTATACGACTTACTGTACCATAGTAATGTTGACGACAGCAAATACACATATAGTAGTGCACTTTTCCACATTACAAGGACAGCGCATAGATATAGAAGTGATTATTGGGATTATTTATTTAGCCGTATACCTGGTTCAGAAGATGATAAGAAAAGGAAGAGAGCAGAGATACGTAAGAAGATACTTGCAAGGAATAATCTTTATGATAAGGAGAATATAGCTAATGGTTTTGCTCTCTGTTATGTAAATGCACTATCTTCTAAAATAATTTATTATCAGTTAGATGGTTTTAAGGTTAGGCAAGAAATATTTAAGAACGCGATAACAGAAAACGGCGAGCTTGACCTTAACAAATTTACGTCAGATAAAGCTGTAAGCAACCTTGTATATTCAGATGGTTCGAATCTTTTCTTTGATATGAATCTTGCCATAAAAGGCAAGATAGGCACTGATGAAGAAAATCCTTATTATTTTGAGTCTTTCTTGCCATCGGATAATGTTGGTAAGAAAAACTATTTTAACCGTCTTTTCAATATGCAGACAAATTTTCAGATTGACAATGTTAGTGATACTTTTTCTCTTTTTAACAAGAATGGCTCTCCGGAAAATACAGTACTTGAAATAGGTAATAAGATAATAGATGCTCGTGAGCATAGATACCAAAATATGTATTTTTTCCCTGTAAGGATTGATTTCAAGATTAAACTTGATAAGGAATGTCTTGACAGAGAGAATCCAGGTGACGGACTTTCATATTCATGTTCTGTATATAAGGGAGATAATCAAATATCAGGATTTGGTGGTTTTCATACTTACCCTCCTTCTATAAATGGCATATATACCCAAAACACTGACGGAACAAAATCAAGGGAGCTTGTATATCACTATGAAGTTCGAATGAACAAAGGCGATGGAAGCGAAGATGAGTATTACACGATATTAAATACGCGAGACGGCAAGTATGAAAATGAGCATTGTAAGATACATCTTGGCAGTAATGGAAAGATAAGCGGAATCAATATAAAGAATTCAGCACTTGTCACAAGTTATATGAAGGCTTTCAAGGAAAGATACCAAAGAGATGGTAATATAAAAGAAGGGAATCCGAGGTTTGTAGAAATTCGTCTGGTACCGGATAATACTATGTGTACAACTGAAAGTACATTCAGATATGAATTCAAAGTTTCTAACTAAACGTTGTTTTTTATATAAAAAACAAAGGTATGAAAATGAAAATTAAAGAAATTATTAAGGAGGTAGATACATCTCGTTTATTATTATTCTCTCAATTCACAATAGATTTGATTGAAGAATTTAGCGAGTCAGTAGAAGAAATGGAAGAAATGAGCGTAACTGAAGAAACAACTGCCGGTGCTATTTGCTATAAGATTGATACTGTCCTTGATATTATGAGGAAAGACAAACCTGATTATGAGTTTCTTAAAGCCTTGTATACAAAGATAAGGGAAAATTATCCATTATAAAATACAAAACAATGAAAACGTATAAAGTAACAATTAAGGAGAATGGTGTCGTAAAGACAGCGATAGAGAATGCCCCTTATGAAGAGGCTTTGAAGGTTTTCTCAAAAGAGAAGAATCGCATCATAGCAGAATATCGTATAGACATATCTGCTATCGGAAGCCAGTGTTACCTGTTTGCGGATGCAGCTTATTTCAATAAGTCTGACAACTGCTCATTTATATCTGGCACTGACGCTGACGACATCGTCTTAAAAATCAGCTAAGCGATGGATAGGACTATCAAAGAATTCCTAAGGCCGTCTGTGAAATCAAAGTTTCACCAGGGTTATTATACGCCTAAGAATCTTGATAAGTACAAAGGAGACCCGACAAAAATTATCTACAGGAGCAGTTGGGAGAAAAAATTCATGTATTGGCTTGATACTACGGACGCCGTAATAGAATGGTCGTCTGAAGGGCTTTCTGTGAAATACTGGTCTGAGCTTGACAATAAAATACATACCTATTATCCTGATTTTCATTTCGTATATATAAGGGATGGAGAAGCTCTGAAATATATCGTTGAAGTGAAACCGCATTCCCAGCTATCGAAGCCGCGACAGCCGTCTGACAACTCTGCAGCTGCATTGAAACGGTATAAGATGAGGCTTGAAAACTATATACGGATAAGCTGCAAGACAAAAGCGGTTAAAAAATGGTGTCAGGAAAACGGTTATAAGTTCGTATTCCTTACTGAAAAATCTAACTTAATCTGACAATGCACTATAATTTAGAAGAGAGATATAACGCTGTTAGGAACGCAAAGACTGATTTGAAATCTGTCTTAAAGACGAAGGAGAACGCGATATTCTTCCCGGGCCGGCTTTATTACATCGAGCGAAACCTTAATACGAAAGCGATGTATAACAGGCAGGTATTCTGTCTGTGCGTCAGCTATGAGATGTCGTCAGGAGACATTTTATGCCTTGACATGTGCAAGCTGCCTTTGATGAAGCGGATGAAATTCGCCGATATAATCATAAAGACTTTCTATAAAAACATATCGAAAGAATTGGAAAGCATCTTTCCTGAGGTGACCGACTGCTACATGCCTGAAATTAACAAGAAGTCAACACTCCAGGTTTTCAACAAGTACTTTGATGCCGGCAAGGCTATAAAGAAAATAAATATAAAAAATATAACGTATTCGGCGGACATCTGCTGGGCTGATATTGATAAAGTTATGGATTTATGCGATAAGTCAGCGATAGCGAACGGCGACATCGTAAAATATCAAAGCCTGTAAAACGTTGTTTTTTATAGGAAACGTAAGAAATAAAACGAACATGAAATATAAAATAACTTCTAAGGTATTTCAAAAGCATTTTTCTATGGTAAGCATAGTGGCGGAAGGCGAAACGATAGCCGACTGCATTATGACTTATTTCGAATTTCGTAACAAGACATTCGGCGAAGACCCTCAAATGGCTGAAAGAATGATTGTGTCGATAAAGCCATTTGTCGATATAGACAATATCGACGTCGTGCGGGGATATGCCAAAGACCCTCTGAAAGTAAGGGATTTCTTGCTTGAAAGAGGAGGCGTCGACAACGGTATGGATTTCGGCTTGACTGAAATGGTATACTTTGTCCTTAACGGAGACATAGTATGTATGCCTCTTGTACAGTTCCGCATGTTGTACGGATATATGAACGCAAGATTTCACGATTTCGCCGCCGATATGGATGATGCTGACATACAAAGACTTTTCGAGCGTCTTGACAATAACAACTTCGACGATGACGATTCAGAAGAATAAAAATAGGAATAGCAGGTACGATGTTATGAAGATTCCGGAAACAGCGACTCTCAAGAAGCTGTTGAAGGATGCAATGACTGAAATAGGCGTGCTCACATCTGAACTTGACGAATGCAGGTATAAGAATAAAGTCCTTATAGCGAAGGGGAAGGAGCTTGAAGCTAAGCTTAACAACGAATTCAGCAAGGCAGACAGGGAAAGAGTCTTCAGGGAAACAAGTCGTGAGGAGCTATATGGAAACCTGAAAAAGAAACTTGAGAAGAAAGACAAGGAAATAGAAAAATTGCGGAAGTCAAACAATGAACTTATAAGACAACTTTTACAAAAACAAAACAATGAAATTCAACAAGATAAGGTTTAAGAATTTTAGGAGCTACGGCAATCAGTGGACTGAAGTCGTGTTCAATGGCTCAGGTGTCTCATTGATAACAGGCTCGAACGGTAGTGGAAAGACTACGATAGCCCAGGCGATAACATTCGCGCTTTACGGCGAGCTGAAAGGATATACGCTCGACACTTTGCCTAACAGGGTCAACAAAGAAGCCGTAATCGAACTTGACATGGAGGCCGACGGCCATAATATATTCATACGTCGCGGACTTGCCCCGAAGGTATTCGACCTAAAAATAGACGGCGCTGATGTCAATGACGCGATGCAGACGTCTAAGGAAGAAATCCTGTCAAGGTACGTACGTATAGACCGTGACCTGTTTACGAACCTGATAATTCTTAATATCGGCACGTATAAGAGCATGCTTACCTTAAATGAGGCAGACAAACGAGCTTTCATAGACAGTATGTTTAACCTCGGCTTCATAGAGGCTATGCTTTCTGAAATAAAAGTGAAATCGAAAGAATACGCGTCAGACTTTACGGCGAAAGACAGCGAGATAGCGCGCCTTGCCGGAATTCTGGAGTCGATAGAGGAAAAGAAAAGAAAGATAGCTGAGGCAAAGGAGATAGACTCGCAAAAAGAAATAGCCGAGCTTGAACAGAAGATAAAAGTTATTGACGCACATATAGAAAAAATTGCTGCGAAGAAAAAAGAGAGGAACGGCGAATCCGTGAAACTTCGCAACGAGCTTGGTAACATTATGAACGAGCTCCGGACACACCGTGAAAGATATGAGATGGGAAGCAAGGACATCTGTCCATTCTGCGGACAGAAACTTCCTGACAGCCTTGGACAAGAGGAACTCCAGAAGCTGAAAAAAGAAATTGAAGGAATCGAAGAGAAGGAAAAGGCTGTCAGAATCTCAATTACAAAGGCTGAGAACGAAGAATACGAGTGCGGAAATGAAATAACAGCTGCAAGGTCTGAAAAGGACTCATGCCTCGCGAAAATACGGCATATCGAAGATACAATCAAACAGAGCAAAGAGGATACCGGCGGCACTGAAGACATTATGAAACATATTGAGGAGCTGAAAGGTATTTCAGACAAGTCTAAGCGTGCGAAAACGATTTACGACATCTGCGCGAAGCTGTTGTCAAGCTCGCCTTATTCGTTCAAGTCCTATATCTATTCGGATTACATCGACAACCTGAATGAGATTATGAAGAAGCTCTGTGACAGATATTCGCCAGATTTCCTTATCAGATATAATTCCGATTGTTCTGTGGAACTGTATCATGACGGATACCTGCAGAAATATGTTTCATTGTCTACAGGCGAGAAGAGAAGAATCGACTTTATAGCGACAATGTCTTTCCTTTATTACCTGAGGAGAATCCTTCCAGATTTGAACGTGATATTCTGCGACGAGGTATTTTCTTCAATATCCGTAGACATAATAGATATGATTATCGGATTGCTTGACGACATCGGCAAGGACTTGAATATGGAGATATTCCTCATACACCATGCAAGCGTCGACAATCCTTTGATAAAAAGGAAATATGCCGTAAATAAAGAAGATGGCTTCTCAAAAGTTGAGATTTCTTTGTAAAACGTTGTTTATTATATATTTCAGTAAGAATTGTTTAATTTATAAAACCATTTAATATGAGCAAGAAAGAAAATACAGATGAAATGGCAGGCACTGCCGTAGTTGAGTCAAGCGAGAAGGAAGAAACACAGAATTCAAAGCTTGCGGAAAAAGTAAAGTCTTATATTGACAAAAGCTATGAAGTCAATACGAAAGAAGACGCGGCAGCTTTGACGAAAGAACTTGATAATGAAATCAGAGGCCTTATCGAGAAGCAGTCTGAACTTCAGGCGAAGAACATCGAGGACATTCAAGGGCTTGAATATGTCGTACAGCTTAACATCAAGTCTATGAAGAAAATGCTTGACATCTATGGAAAGAGCATTGAATGGAATTCTTTGAAAGATGCCTACCTGAAAGCAGGACAGGTTGCAAAACTTGAAGAAATGTACATTACGGCAAGAAATGTCGCAAACCTTCCTGAGAATACCGGCAAGGATGTCATACCGGTAAAAATAAAAGCTGTTGACGCGCATATCGTTACACAGCTTATCGAGTCAACTTCAGGCAAAGGATATTATGAAGCGAAAACATTCATAAAGACCGCAGCTGACATAGCCGCCTCATTCAAGACAGTATTTGAAGAAGTGAAGAAAATCGATAACAAAGAGCTTTCAGAGCTTACAGCTGAAATCTCTGCATTGCAGTCGGTTCTTTATGATTCAATCATTCCGAAATTTAAGATGAAAGGATTCTTTGATTTCGCGAACGAGGCAATTGAAAAGCTTCAAGCAGAAAACCGAAATAAATTACTTAAATAATTTTTGTCATGTCAGAAGGATACAACGATTTGTTAAAACAAGAGGCAGCTAAGACGAATACTGTCGATGACGACTACAAGGTAGAGCATAATGACAGGGCTACCCAAGACATTATCAAGAAGGTTGAAGCGATGAAAGACAAGAGAGGCTTTCATAACGTGCCTTTTGAGAAACTGCCTTCAAAAGGTAAATTTTATGCAAGCAATATGACGATAGCCATACGTCCTATGAGGATTGAAGAGGTCAATGACGTGACGTCTACCGATGAGACAAACATAGTAGACGTATATAACGGCTTGAACACAATGCTTGAAACCTGTACACGAATTAAATACGGAGATACTTTGGGTAATTACCGCGATTTGCTGAAATGCGATGAAATGTATCTTTTGTTCCTTATCCGCGAGCTTACATACCCAAGCGCGACAATAACGCTTGACGTCCCTGCAGGTTCATGTGAGTCGGCAGGCTGTAAGGCGGTTCCTTTCATGAAGGTTCGTATCAGCGATTTGACTATCAATTACCAGGAAGATGAGTCGATTATGAAGTATTACAATGAAATCGACAAAGTTTTCAGGTTCCGTATGAAGAACGGCGAAACAATAGAGATGAAGCCGTCGACTATCGGAAGTCATGCGAAAGCCTTCGATTACGCCGTTGATAAAGAAACCCATCAGGAGAAATACAGCAAGGGCGCTCTTCAAATCGTGCCTTTGACGATAAAATGGGAAGACCTTACGGAAAAACAGATTCTTGATTTCTCTTCAAACATACTTGGATGGGACATCGAGAAATTCAACGTAATCTACAGGCTCGCCAAAAAAGTCGACCAGTATGGACAAAATCTGACAACTGAAATAGAATGTCCCGTTTGCGGAGGGCGGCTGACTATTCCTGTCACCTTTCCAGGAAACTTCCAAGACATCTTTATTCCAGATGTTTCAGATGAATCAGATTACGGACTTGTATAGAATGTATGTCATTCTTGCCGATAAGCTGCATTATTCAGTAACGGATGTAAACAGTTTATTCTATTATGAGGCTGAATACCTTCTCGAAGAGTATATAAAACTCAAAGAGGATGAAAAGAAACAGCAGGATGAGCAGGAGAATAACCAGCAGATTCCTAATGTCTCTTCAATGATGAACAGCTATGAAAGTAAGATGGACAACAAAATCAATTCAATGAGGAACGATTTCAAAATGCCTTCGAATTGGATGCCAAACAAGTTATAGAAGAGATTCTTGAAAAAACCTTTCAGGAAAAGCAGAAGCAGAAAGTGTATGCCTTTTCTGAAAGGTTTAATTTTGCATGCCCGTACTGCGGAGACTCGAAGAATATCTTTAAGAAAAGAGGAAACCTTTATAAAGATTCTTATGTTTACCACTGTTTCAACTGCGGTGAGCATAAGGGATTCCGAGAATTCCTTGCAGATTTCGGATACAGCCTTAGCGATGCAGGAATGACGTATGAGGAATACTCGAAGGCAACGAAGCAGCATACGGAAAAGAAAACTCTTAAAGTTCAGTCTGACATCGGCTTCAGCAAGGATGACATTATGAAAGCTTACAGATGTGTCCCGGCTGAACGGAACCCTATGATGAAGGAATACCTTGAAGGCAGAAGGATAACTGATTTCTCGCCGTTCATGTACGGCAACGGACGCCTGTTTATGCTTAACCTCAACGGCGAGAAGGTCGTAGGTATGCAGATAAGGACGTTTGACAAAAATGCGGGTCCGAAATATCTCTCGCAGCCGTATTCAAAGATATATGAGCAGATACACGGAAAGCCTTTTGAAGACGAAAGAAAAGATGACATCGACAATGTCAGCCTGTTGTTCGGAAGGTTTTATACGGATTTTTCGAAGCCATTCTATATCCTTGAAGGCTTTATCGATTCGGTCTTCATACAGAATTCCGTAGCGGTCTCAGGAGCCGGCAGGGACCTTGACTTGTTCGAAAGCTATCCAGAGGCGAGATACCTGTATGACAACGACGCGACAGGCCGGAAATATGCCGTGAGGGCTCTTGACAACGGCCGCAAAGTATTCATGTGGAAGAAATTCCTTGACGACTGGAACATAAAAAATAAAAAGATTAAAGACATAAATGACCTCATCACCCAGGATGTCATAACCGAACAGAAGCTTAATGAGGTTATTGAAAAATACTTTACAGATGATTCAATGTTTATAATTTATATCTGATTTATGGAGACGATTATTCTAATCTTATATCTCATATTGATGGTGCTGCCGCTCCCGTGCATATACATTTTGGTGAGGAACAACAGCGTGTATTATTTCAGACATGAGCTCCTTATGATTATTTCTACGATAAAAGACTCAAGCCTCGAGAAATATATGTTGGACGAATACCGCACGGTGACATATAATGAGATGCTTATATCATTAAAGAAACTTAAAGTCGAGAATTTTTACTGCTGTAAATTCTGCAGGATAATTGACGAGATTAAAAATAACAACGAAAATGCCATACATTAGTAAAAGAAGAAAATACGCACGAATGTCAAAGCGTGACGAATTTTATACTGATATATCAGATATAGAATCGGAGATGAGTCGATACAAGCATAGTTTCAGAGGCAAGGTAGTCTATTGCAACTGCGATAACCCATATAAGAGCGATTTTGTCAAGTATTTCTTAGTGAACTTCAATAGTCTTGGTTTGAAGAAGCTTTATGCAACATGCTATGATGGCGGATATAAGCAGCTTGACTTATTTGAAGACGGTGATATTGAAAAACAAGAAGCCTTAAAGCTTGAAGTCGATTCTGTTCCTAATGTCTGTTATTATGAAGGCCTGAATTTATATGGCGAGGAACTAATAGAAAAATATGGTGGTAAAGTCACAAAGCTTGAAGGCAATGGTGATTTTATGTCAGACGAATGCGTTGATATTCTGTCGGAGTCAGATATTATAGTGACGAATCCGCCTATTAGCAAATTTTCTGATTTCTTTAAGCAGCTGATAGCATATCAGAAAAAGTTCATAATCATAGGCAACCAAATTTCTGTCATCAGGGATGAGGTCATAGAGGAAATCATAAACGGTAATGTACATATCGACAACACATTTGAAGGAAGAGCCGACTTCTTTATTAGAAGCGCTTACGAAAGTCTTTTAGATGGATATGACAGAGGGCTGGTACGAGTGCCAGGTGTCGTCTGGTTTTCAAATGTATCGTCGTCAAAGTGCAATGAACCTATGGAATTAACGGCGAAATATGACGAAAACATTTATATGAAATATGACGACTGCGAAGCCATAGAGGTTTCGAAGGTAAGCGAGATACCTTGCAATTACTACGACGTTATGGGAGTGCCGATAACATTCATTAACAAATACTGCTGTTGTCAGTTTAAGATAATCGGATATACGACGCCGACATTGAATGGACGAAAACTTTTCAAGAGGCTTCTGATAAAAAGAGACAAAGATTCAGGAAAACGTTGTTTTTTATATACAAACAAAATAAAAAACTAAAACGATAAAGTTATGGCAAAACAAACTCTTAACGAGCAAATGCTCGGAAACTTGAACAAATTCACGGAAGCGTTGAAAGAGATGATTTTCAATAATGACAAATCTCTCAACATGAAATTTTGTCCACCGTATTCCAATAGCTATATTTGCGTTGTCAAGTTTACGCTTCCGATAATCGGCCCTATCAGTTTTTCGGTTGGAGCAACATCAGGGCTTATCTGCATGCACAACGACACTTTCAAAGATTTGTTCACGCTTGAAGATATTGAAAGACTTCAAAAGCTTTGTAACGAACACTTCAATACCAAGGAATACGAAGAAATCCTTGAATACCAGGAAAAAGTGAATAAGTACTACGAAAAAATGAACAAGTAATGGGAGGAAATACAGAAAATAAGCCAAAGCAATGCTGTATCTGCAGAAGATGGTTTCTCGGTTACGGCAACAATCCGGAGCCTGTACGTAATGACGGCAGATGCTGTGATAACTGCAACGTATCTGTAGTTTTGCCTGCAAGGTATAAGATGTTGATGGAAAACCGGCACGCTAATTGTAAAACAATATAAAGCAAAATATGCTATGAGTATAAAAAACGAATTATTCACGGAGAAATACCGTCCGAAGGCAGTAAAAAATGTCGTATTGCCTAAGCGTATACAAGACAAGCTTCCGCACGAGGCGAATGACAAGATACTTAATTACGTGTTTTACGGAGCTCCCGGTTGCGGAAAGACAACGGTCGCAAAGGCAATCATACGTCAGTCGAAGTCACATTACTTGTATATCAATGGTTCCGCTGACAACGGTATTGATACCATACGTGAGAAAATAACGGCATTCGCGTCAGAGCGTTCCTTGTCGATAGATTCAGACAGCGCCGTCAAGATAGTGTTCATCGATGAGGCAGACATGCTTACGAAAAATGCCTTCACGGCGTTACGCTCGCTTATCGAGGAATATTCGATTAACACACGGTTCATATTCACCTGCAATTATTTCAACAAGATACCTGATTTCATAGTCAGCAGATGTCTTTGCCTGCAGTTTGACATCACCAAGGACGAGCTTGCTGAGATATATCCTAATTTCAAGAAACTTCTGCAGATAGTCTGTAACGCTGAAGGGATAAAGGTTTCTGAAGATGCGTCTGACCTTATGCTGAAGTCATTCTTGCCGGATATGAGAAAGGTATACCAATGCCTTAACGTGTTCAAGAACAGAGGTGGTGTCGATATGACTGTCGATGATGTAAAGGAATTCATTAACGGTTACGTTGACGCTGATTTCATGTGGCGTATGACGACAGACCTTTCCTTGAAATTCCCTGAAGTCTATAAGGATGTGGTGATGAAGGTCAGCGACATTAACGGGTTCTTTGAATGGCTCAACCACGAATTCCTTGACAGAATTCTTGCTGAACGCCCTGAACTTCTTGGTATCATGGTAGTAGACGTACAGACTTACAGCGCTCAGTTGCCTGCATCATTCGACAAAGTCATTGCGCTCCTCGCCTGCATAAACACGATAAGACAACATTTGACTGAACATAAGAAATAAGGATGAGGACAAACATTTACATAGACGCAAGCAATTTCTATTACAGGATACTTTTCGCAACAGGTACGAATCCAGAACTTGCTACAGACAGCGAAAGAGACACTTATTATGAAAGTCTCGCTATATCGATGTTTAACATGCTTAACCGTTTCGGGGCGTGCAACGAGGTCTACTTCGTTAAAGACCACGTCAGCTGGCGTAAGAATTATATGACTGAATATAAGAAAGAACGCCAGAACGACGACAAGGGAATAAATTTCGACAATATGCAGATTGTCTCTATGCGTTTTGAGGATTTCCTCAGAAGAATAAACACGAGAATTATTTCCTGCGAGAACTGCGAGGCTGACGACGTCATTTTCTATAAGGTGAAGAATGACAAGTATGTATCTGTCATAGTCTCAGGCGACAATGATTTCAACCAGCTAATATCTGATACGTGTTTCAGGTACGACGCCATAAACAATACTTTGATAACGCCAGACTCCCTTATGTTGCCGGAAGTCATTAACGTGAAGCATTCCACTAAGACTGTTATTGCTGACAAGGAAAGAGCGAAGAAAATTATATGCGGCTGCAAGTCTGACGAAGTACCAGGCATATATGGAATTGGCGACGTGAAATTTGAAAAGATTTATCAGGCGTTAAAGCAGAATACGGACGGAAATGTGTCTGATTACATCATGGAGCACGTTTCGGACGCATCTAAAGCAATTTTGCCGTTTCTTGGTAAAAGTACTAAGGTCGAGCCTGAAAGTGTCCCAGAAACGCTTAAAACGAATATCAGACTTACTGTGCTTTCAGAGTCTGCTATTGATTCAGTCATCATGCGGAAAATGTCTGAATCTCAAGAGCTTAATATCAATACTAACGAATTCTTCCTGCCTTCGAAGAACTCATATCTGAAGGTTGCTGGGATTTATAAGCCTGAACAGCAGCAGGAGACCGATGTACGGCAGGCGACGCTGTTCAAGCACCACAAGCTTGACGACGATATGTCTTTCATAAAAGGCTAATAGACCGATGTGGCGTTAAGTCTCTTCCTGGCATTGTCTGCAAGTAAAAGCAGATGAGAGTCCTTAATAAGGGTCTGAGTCAGAAGCAATGTGATATTTTCTTCAGACAATGTCTTTCCAAGTATCCTCAGATTTGTTATGAAACCGTCGAATCCGCATAACGATATTGTGGAATTCTTCAATGAGAACCTTTTGATATTCTTCGATATTTCGGAGACTTTCTTTTCGGCATAGTTCATAACTCCGACAGGCGTAAACTCATAAAGGTGCATGACCGATATTCCGTTATTGTACATGTATACGATTCCGTATAACGTGTCGGAGCTTACATTCTGATATTTGTAGCTTGTACCGTTTATGTCGGCTGTCAGTGTGTAGTCCTTTACGCTTATAGACATATATCCTTCTTCAGAGTCGGCTCTGAACAGAGAGCAGTTCTTGGCGGTATTCATACTGAATATGAAAGACAAGGTTCTTTGGTTGTCTTTTGAAGACATATCCACTTGCTCGTTGTAAGTGACAGCAATCATTTCTTTCGCGCCTGACATATCATATTGGTTCTCTGATATTACCGTCATCCTGTTTTTGAGGATGTCTTCAGTAATTTTTACTTTTGAATCGATATGAGTCCGTAGTTGGTCGTATCCGTTGCCGTCATTGTATGAAACTTTTTCCTGCATTGTGTGAGCGGCTTTCTCCATAGAGTCATGCGCTTTGTCTTCAAGGCTTTCTTCATAGAAATCGCCTGTACCTGATATTACCATCATAGTATCGTCAAGAAGCTCCTTGCCTTCTTCATCATCCTTGTATATTCTTTCAGCCCTCTTTTCGAACTGTTTAAGCGAGACTATCCAATAGCTCGACACTTCTTCATATCTCGTATCGTCTATGACACTATTGATTTCATACATGTTATGGAAGATGGTGTCGACATAGATATAGTCTCCGGTATCCGGATGAGATTTTTCTCCGAATATCTCCCTGAAATGTTTTTTAAGTATGTGTACCGTGAACATCGTCGGGTAGTCCATCATAAGCGGGTTAAATTGGATGTCGGTAGACGGTAGGGCGTTGTTAGGTATCATAATCTTCACGCATTTATGGTCGACGACATTCCTTAGGCTGTATTCGTTGAGGATATAGTCTTCTGTCCTCGTGTCAGGTTTCGTCTTAAAGTATTTGACCGTTACGCCAAGGGCTTCATTTATCGCTTTGTTGAGCTGTTCCGTAAGAGCCGCCGCTGCAGATGTCGCTGTATAAGGGCTGAACGGTTTCGCGTCAGCTACGCCGAGTTTTTCGGAATCCACGAATATTGAGCTTTCGCCAGGGCCGCATCCGGATGACACCTTCGTTTTGGATACGACGCATTCGTTTGTATCTCCTTTCATGCTGACGGTCTCGATTTCTATATCAATATCTATGTCTTCTGATGATTCCGATTCCTCAGACGATTCCAGCTGCAGTCCAAGGACAATATATATTTTATGGTTTTCCGGCCTCGCGAACTTCGAAAGGTTTGCATGTGTCGCCTCGAGCCATTCAGAAAAAATTTTCCCGTCTTCAGATATGGAGAAATATAAAGTTCGGTCGCCGGTATACGAAATCTTATATATCCCGGCAACTGACTCAAATTCTTGGTTATAAACTCTTCGCATAAATATGATATAGTAATTACTAATTTATTTATAGTTATAGACAATGTGCGGAAAATCAAAAGTAGTCATACTCGGAAAAACTTACAGCGGCAAGCTTGAATTCGTCTCAGAACTCATGAAGCTGCCTTTCTATTCTAACTCGTTGCTGGAAATCTACACCGACAATCCTGAAAAGGCTGATACGCTCGGATACGCGTATGTCGACACCGACAAGCTCAAGAAGATGGAGAGATATGAGAAGATACGTCGACTGTACGAACACGACGGCTATCTTTACGGCATAAAGCAGAAAGACATAAAATACGCGAAGCTTGCCATGGTGACTACTGACATGCTTTCGGATTATCCTGAATTCCGCGATTTCGGAACAATCTTTGTCAATGCTGACGAAACATCGCACATGAAACGCATATCAAGGATAAAAGACCCAGCATCCAGAGAAAAAATGGAAAATTTAATGGTAGCTGAAGAAAAGCTCTACACGCTTGCCAATCCTGAAGAATATGACATAATCATAAAAGAAAATACAGTTTCTGACCCGATAAACCTGAAAAACGTTGTTTATTATATACAATCTATATTAAGGAAATGAAGTTTAGGCATAGATTAGGGGATAACTTTATAGAAATAGAGGAATGCTCTCAGTTCGAGTATAAGCTTTTGCTTGGCGCGTATACGAAGCCAACAAAGGCCTATAAGTATTCTATGGCATACAGGAGGGGGTCATGGGACGGCAACTTCAAGTATATCAGCGGAAGATATATACCTTTCGGAAGCTGGTCGTACCTTAACAAGGTCCTTAAGAATGCCGGCATTCAGTCGAACCTTCTCGATGTCGTCAAGCCTTCTATAGATATGATAGAATACGACGACTTCAAGAAATACGTGGAAAACCTTATGAAGGATTCCGACTTCAAACCAAGGGAATACCAGATAGAGGCTGCTCACAAGGCCGTGAAATACAAGCGCTGCACGACAATGCTTGCGACAAGTGCCGGAAAGACACTTATAGCCTTTCTTATATTTTCTTACTTACTTGATACCGGAAGAGCGAAAAGAATTCTTATGGTCGTGCCAACGACATCACTCGTGACGCAGGCCAAAAAAGATTTCGACAGCTTCATAGCTGGAAAATTCAGGTTTTGCGGACTTTATGCAGGCCAAGAAGATATTTCAGACCAGGCTAACGTCGTTGTCAGTACATATCAGACAATGGCGACGAAAGACATATATTATTATAACAAGTTTGACTGCGTGGTTATAGATGAATGCCATAAAATTATTTGCAAGTCTGAGACAAAGATAGTCGAGAACTGCAGCTGCAGGTATAAGATAGGGATGTCTGGAACGATAGACCTTGACTTCAAATATTCCCCGGCTCTTCATACCGCATGCGTCCTCGGACCTCTTGTCATAAACATTAAGGCGAAAGACCTCCAGGATTCCGGATATATTTCGGATTGTATGATATACCAGAGGGTTCTCGATTACAAGAAGAGGAACGATGAAAACCTTAATGATATGAAGAATATCAAAAAGATGCTGAAAGGAGCTGACGAAGACTACAAGCGCCAGGTGAGCACAAAGCTATGGACGGCTGAAAGGGAATATGTACTCGAAGACGATAAGAGGCTTGCTCATATCATAGAACTCGTTTCAGAATGCAACGGAAACGTGCTGATATTGTGCCAGCATATAAAGTACCTTGAAAAGATGAGGGACCGTATGCGTGACGTATTCAGGAAAAGGAATGTGCTCGTCATCAGCGGAGAGACGACGGTAGAGAAGCGTGACGCAATAAAGAAGCAGGTCGAGCAGTCGAAAAATTCCGTGATAATAGCGACATACGGTACATGCAGCACCGGTATAAGCATTACCAGCCTCAACTACCTCATACTTACTGAATCGTATAAGTCGCCGACAATAATTCTGCAGTCTGTCGGAAGGCTTTTGAGAAAAGGCGACGACAAAGATTACGCATATATCTACGATATTTGCGACAACTTATATTCCGGATGTATAAGCTACAGGCACGCCGCAGAGCGCAAGAAGCTTTACGACGGCCAGAGTTTTAAGAATGAAAAAACAATTTTTAATATATAAAATATGGATAATACAGTAAAATTGAGTTATGGCGACCTCCTTGCAGTCAAGGACTTTTTCGCCAACGTTGAAAACGGAAACCTTAAAAAGTTCCTTTACAAACTAATCTATTGTTCAAATGCGCGGAGCATGTCGGAAGCAATTCTTGACGTCAGCAAGAAGTTTGACGAAATCCAGAAAGACAACGCGAAAGTCATTGACGGATTCAAACGTTATCAGGCAGCTGCTTCTTATGTCGTGAAAAACACAGACAAGGAAAAGAATGACCTGATTGAAGAAGAGCTGAAACGAGTTAACGAGCAGTACAAAGAAGAAATCGAAAACTATCAGAAATTCGAGAGAGAAGTGCTCGACGGCTTTATGAGACAACAGACGGAAGTGACTATCAAGAAAGTCGACATCAGAAATATGCAGATGAATTTCTCTGATATGATGAGCGACAGCGATATTCCTCTTATCGTTCTTGACTACTTTGTTGAATTCTAATCTTTATAAGTTATGTCAAAATATCTTGATTTACTTTCAAAAATCCTTGCTGAAGGCAGGGAGCAGAAGAACAAGAAAGGTAATATTAAATACCTTTTGAACGAAAAGCTTACTCTTACCGAGCAAGATATTATGGAAACATTCGAAAGCAAGGCCATCGCGAAGAAAAAACTTGAGGCTGAGCTCGAGCTGTGGCTTAAAGGCGAAACAGCTGTCGAATCGTACCAGGCTGTTGGAATCCGCTGGTGGGACTACTGTTATCCGACGCTTCAGAACACGTATCCTACGTTTTTCAAGGCATTGCCTGAACTTATCAGGAAAATCAATGAAAAGAAAGGCAATTCGAAAACGTATGTGTTCTACGGCGGCGCTACGAATATAGAGACGAACCAGCTGCCTTGCCTGTCGCTTATTCAATTCCAGATTAACGACGGCAAACTGACTGAGACTGTTTACATCAGGAGTTCGGACGCTTCCATAGGCCTTCCAAGCGACATTTTCCAATTGTACTTGATTGCCAAAAAGATAGATGTCCCTCTTGACAACATTACGATTTTCTTTGGAAACGCTCACGTGTACGAGAACAATATCGAGCCGACTAAGGAGCTTATCGCAGGAAACAGAGACGCGAAATTTAATTTGAACGTCTAAGCAACCATTTGGATTTCAAGGCCTGCGTAGTAATTTATGCAGGCCCTGATAATCCATAAACAACAAAACAATAAATATAAGGAATAGATTTCAAAATTTTAAATTTATAACTATGGAAGGTATGAATTTTCTTAATAAAGTGTATTACAATGACACTGACAAGGCAGCATTCAGCAAGTACGGAATAACTGACTGCGACGAACAGCTTGCGACTCATAACATTCTTTCGAAGAGCGGTGAAAGAGTAAAGGTGAATGAAGGTATGAAAGGCTTGTTTAATATGATTGCTGAAAACTATACATTTGTCAGAACTAATGACAGCAACGTATATTACTTGCATTCATTCAACGAGAAAGCTTCTTTGTACATCCCGTTCTGTCATGTCGAGCTTGACCACGAATCAAACCAGAAAGTAATCAATCCTCTTGATATGTCTCAGATAAAATCATTTAATGAAATGGCCAAGACTGAGACTATGAAGAATATCCACGCAATGATAGACGAAGCGAAAGCTGCAAACAAACATATCGACATCAGAATCCACCCAATGCTTTCTTCTATACTTGAAGAGCTTCTCCCAGCACTATGCGACGAGACAAATGCTGATTCAGTCGAATGTACTCCTACGAAACTTGAGACTCCTGTCGCAAACATCGAAGTTGAGACATGCGATGATTTCAACGGTATTCCTGATGAAATACGTAAACGCGCTATCGACAAAATAAACAAATTCAAGGCAATCAATAAAGATAACAAAGTCGCAGGTGAGGTTGTGAAAAATTTCTACGCATTCACGAATTCGCTTAAAGGCATAAAAGAAAGCGACATTCCAGAGATATTCGCGCTTGAATCAGACCAGCTTATTTCACTTATTATGACTATGAAACAAATGTTCGGATAATCTTCCGAAATCCTTTGCAGAGTGCTGTGAGAACGGCACTCTGTTGTTTTCATATACTCATAACCCAAGTAAATAAGCGAAAAAATGACAGAGACAGACAGAATAACTGAAAAGCAATTATCGCTTTTCTCAAAGAAAAAGATGAAGCAATTTATTGACTTCACAAAAATAATTAGTCCAGAAATCGTAAAACCAATGAATAACTATGATAGGAGAAATAGACCCGCATACTGAGATTGTCATTCTCTCTTACATTCTGCAGCATCCGCAGTACCTGAAATATACAGGAAAGAAATTGTTTAAGTACAAGGTCTTGAATGACCTTCTTGCGATGATTATCAATTTCTTTAACGAATATTCGGAAGTCCCTTCTGAGCAGCAGCTCCGTAATGCAATCATTATGAAGAAAGAAGGTAATATCGACATATCAGTAAACGAAGCAATATCGCAGATATACAGCGAGGACCCAGAAGATGATGAATGGCTGAAGAGCATTACCGAAGGCTACATACAGATGGTATCGCTTAAAAAGAATATGGAGAAGGCTGTGGATTTCTACTCCACTACCGAAATATCGTTACAGAACGCGAATGAAGTCGTTAACAAATGTATAGACATAATAGACAATACGAGGTCAATATCATTTGACGGCGATTTCGGTACGAACTTCTTTGATGAGAATACTCATAAGCCCAGGACGGCAAGAACGGTGCCGTATACCTTCGAGAAGGTTTCGACACAGATAAACGACCTTGAGTTTGGAACGCTGACAAGCTATCTCGGTAAAACGAATATCGGTAAATCGGTATTCTTGTGTAATGACGCCGCGTTTTACATCAAGAAAGGCTACAATGTTGTTTTCATAAGCTGTGAAATGTCGGAGCAGAGCGTAGAGAAGCGTATCGCAAGGAACCTGTTTAATATGACCGGTGACGAATACAGCCTGCTTGTGTCTACGAAGTCAGGTGTTGCAAATGAATTGTCGAAACTCCGTGCGTCTACGCTTGGCAAGATAGGACAGCTTTATATCAAGCAATATCCTACCGGCAGCTGTACGACAGTTGACATTGACAACTATATCAGGAACATCGAAGAGAAATTCGGGTTCAAGGTACATGTTCTTATTGTCGACTACCTCGGTATTATGGGCAACTTCAGGAACATTAACTCTTCTGACTCGTTCACAAACCTGAAATTCATATCGCAGGACCTGAGGGCTCTTGCGATTAAAAGAGAGCTTGTTTGTATAACGGCATGCCAGACGAACAGAGGCAGTTACGAAATAAACGACGACCTCGACCTCAAGCACTTGTCTGAATCTATGGCGATAGGTTACACGGCTGACAACATTTTCGGTATCATACAATCAGACCAGATGAAAGAGGATAACAAATATAAGCTGAAGATTGTAAAAGTCCGTGACGGTGAGAAAACAGGTGTATATACAGGCATAAATGTCGACTACAGCAGAATGAGACTTGAGGAGGAGTAATGCAATGGATGTAATATTGCCGTTAAATAATAATTTAGCTAAGACATCGCTCGGCAACGGCTATGAGGCGGAATTATGCGTTATAGGCGTGCTGAAGTACTTCAAAGGAGCAGACAGAGTTTTTATCTCGTCAAAGGCGAGGATAAGTATACCAGACGAATATAAGGACAGGGTATTTTTCGTCGACTGCGACGACCCATATCCGGCAAAGGACGCGAATATTATCAATAAGATAAAGACAGTCCTCGACACATATCCAGATGTTTCAGATGAATTCTTGTTCATATCCGATGACCAGATTTTCATAAGGGAGACGGACCCGTCTGAAATCATGCCGATTCTGAAGACTACCGTGTCCGGCACCGGCTTGTATCAGTCAAGAGTCTATAATACTCTTAACAGGTTTAAGAATCCTGTCATAATAAACCCTCATCAGCCTGTAATATTCAATAAGCAACTGTTTATTGACATGTGCGGATATTCGAATTATGATGTCGAGTTTACAAGCGTCGTCATATACATCCTCTACTACAATTACGTTCTCAGCAGAGGCGTACATGTCAAGTTTACTGATAGTCTCGATATATACAGGCATTACCATAGCGTAATAGAGCCGTATAACGGAGGAGACTTCCCTAAAAGTAGTAAAATCATTGCCTTCTCGACAATGACTTTCTGCAATCAGAATTTTAGAGAGACTCTCGAAAAATATCTTTTGTGATTATTTGGTCACAAGGTCTATCGAGAAGCTGAAAGAATATGCGGTATGCTTTTCTTTCGTTATTACAATCTTCTTAATAAGATGATTCCTTGTATCCTTTAAGACTGGATTTTCAAGCAGCTCATAACCTTTTTGTTCCTTATCGGTGTCAGGTACGAGAACTCCATCGGAGTAATCGTTCTTGACATCGTCTGAAACCGTACGTTTCAAGTAGACGTTTATCGTACCGACTGCATAACATTGAAGGATATTTTTCCTGATATATTCCTCCATGAACGGATAGCCTTTATCCTCAGCTTCGTCATAGGCCATACCCTTAATAAGTGTGTCATACAAAGGTGTATCGTCTATGATTTTGCCTGTAAGCCTGTTGTTCAGCAGCAGATAAATCTCTATTTCGTCATCAGTTTCCCTATAAACGACGTCTTTATTCATTTCTTTATAGATATAATCGCTTACATCGCGTTTTGACATATCTATGCTTCCTGTATCAAGGGTATCGATTTTTATCGCGTCTGGGAGCTTTATAACGCGAGAGCCGAAATATGCGTATGATTCTTTCGCAACAGGCCTGTTCATATTCTCAAGCACGTCATACGTTTCGTCATAGATATTTGTCGTACGTATGAAATAGTCGGTGCAGAGATTGTCTTTGAATATATCAGTCTGTTTATAAGCTACAGGATATGTCGGCTTTGACGGATACTTCGTATCGCCTGTAAACGTGATTCCTTCTGATATGAGCCTATGATAGCTTTCATTCAATATGAAAGGTATGTTGAATCCTCCTGGGTCCTCCATAACGCTCATATTGATAAACGTATTCGAATACGGCAGTTTCTTTTCAACGCTTTTTCCATACGGAGAATTAACGAAATACATAATGTCTTTCGCCTGCACTTCGTATTCTCCGTTATATCTGTAGATGGAAAGCACACCAGGGTTCTCTATCTGTTGGATGTCCACATATCTGTTGACTCCCTGGTATGTGGTATCTATCTTTTCTACAGGTTTGAAGAAGTCATTGATATTATACAGTTTCGGTTCTTCTACCTTGATGACAGGCAGACGCTCTTCATCAACAGGTTCGCTTTCTTCTGAGTCTTCAGTTATAAACAAATTATATTCGATGTTGTTCACGGCTTCTTTGAACGAATAGGCATTCCTTGTCTGGTAAGAACTGTATTCAACTGATTTTGAAGCGAGTATGTATAAGAGAGACCTCGTAAAGGTTTTCGGTTCGATAGCCTTTTCATCTTCGCTGTCTTCTATAAACTCTGAATCTTCGTTTTCAAGCAGTTCAAAGAATCTTAGGAACAGGATGTATTTCGTCCTGTAGTTTATGATGCAGGAAAGCTTTGAATAGTCTTCTGATTCCTCGACATTGAATATCGGTATATTGAGTATCGTTATCTTCCATCCGCAGAAATAGCCTGAATTGTCTGCGGCGGTGCCATCGGCATAGGCTTCGCCGATTTTGAACTTAATGCCTTTAAGCAGCGCCTCGCATCCAAGGTCGGTATTATAGATTTCGGAGAAAAATATAGACCTTTGGTAATATGGGTTCTCGCTTTCGAATAAATCATAATAAGCGTTGTCATCTGTTACAAACTTGTTTACCCAGTCTTTGACAGTAAACTGCATCCATTCCTCGGTACTGTCGAAATGTTTCTTTGCTTCGACATATACCCTGCCTTGGGTGTTATTCGTGCTGTAGTATTCGTTCAGGTAAAATCCTATGTCATGTGTATAGTCAAGTATTGACACCTTATTAAGAGACAAGGCTGGACAGATATTCGTTTCCCTGAATATCTTCGTAAAATTAAGATTCATCCTATATGAAAGACCGTCAAGACCTTGATTCCTGTAACAGAACAAAGGAATCACCTTCATAGTTCTGTTTACGTCTGCAAGTTCAGGTATGTAGTTCTCAACATAATAGCCGTATTCAGAGTCAAGGCTCTGCTCATTTGAATCGAACAACTGACATGTATATCCGGAATTCTTTATGTTCACTGGACTGAGGTAATACTTGAATTTATCTTTGACCCTCACATCCACAATATCCATAAAGCCTATAATAGCAGAATCTGTTATTGGTGTTATGCTGCTCTTTGCTCCATGATATGTATATTCGCCTCCAACTTTACCAGTAGGCTTTCCTTTATCTGTCGTGAATATCAATGTCGAAAGATGGTCAGGTTTATCTGTGATGTTTGCCATAACCATATTACCATCTCTCATAATCGTTGCATTTTCTATAAGGGTGCCTCTTCTGTTGAGGTCATCGTTATCGGCATCAGTGGTAATATTGACATTTACTTCATTGATATTACTTCTTACTGTTTCCTTAACTATATTTTCGACCTCTGACCTGAAAGAGACATCACTGCCGACTTCTGAAACGACATAATCATTATATGAGAACATATCCCTTACTGGGAAGAAGCTCAGCATTCCGACAACAGGCTTGAATTCCGTGTATATCTCAACTGTACCAGACTGTTCTTTCAATGGTGATTCTATCGTAAGGAAAATATAGTCTTCAAGTTCATTCCTGCCGGTCTTCTCATCACTATGTTCAAGGAACGTGAAATTATAGTCGGTGTTATTCGAGGCTGTCAGCTTGTCATCGAATACCATACGGTTGACATATATGATTTTTGCGAATCTGCATGCACCTTCGCTTTCTTCAGAATTCTCGTTTCCTGTATTGATTCCGACATATCTGTTCCTGCCGTCCGTGAATACTTTGACAAGAGAGCTTTTGACGGCAATCGCTTTCAGGCCGTCATCGGTTCCGCCTGTCATATTAAGAAAGTATCCAGCTTGGACCTTTTCGTATGTTGAAAGCTCTGGAGTTATGCTCTGCATAAATTCCTCTGACACCAGGACCTTTATCGAAGGTCTGCTGCCCTGCATAGCATTCTTAAGACAGACATATATCTTGTCTTCGCTTTCGTATGTATATACAGTCAATAACGAACTCTTTTCATTTATTGCTTTTTGGAAATCTTCGACGCTCAAAAACGAATCGACGCTTATAGGACAGTATTCGTCATCATCTTCGGTATATAGCGTGTCTATGACTTTCAGCCAGCTTCCGCTGACAAATGAAAAGTTTTCCTTATATGTCGTAAAGCAAAATACGTCATGAGCTTCGCTTTCAAGCGCCTTGTATCTGACAGGAAACGATTTAGCTTCCATAGAACAGAACTTTTCAGCATCTATTTCACGTTCGATACATTCATATTCTTTGTTATACTGTCCGAAAGTCGCCATTGCCGGAAGCTTTACCTCATGCAGCCTGCCATATTTGTCAGACATCGTATAGAAGCATTTATTCGGATATTGATTTCCGCTTGCACTGTAGTCAAGCAGCAATGGCTTGCCTTCTTCGACTAATCCCTGTATGTCTTCATAGTCTGAGAATTTCAATAACGGACCAGATGTCTTATTGCCGTTTACCGTTATGCTTGAGTCAAGGACTGAATAATCTATGCCTTTATGCGGTATGTCAACAAGTTCGTATCTGTCAGGCGTAAGCTTCAGAAGTTCGATATTGTTACAAAACATTATGAAATATCTGTTGACATCGAAAGGCTCAGCAAGTTCGTCATCGAATACGACTTGGATATTCAGAATGTTCATTTCAACCATATTGTTCTCGTAGAACATTGACGCGAATTTCCAGTTTTCAACGTTAAGGCATGCGTCCTGGCGTATTACATTAGAAATATCCTTTGTTATGGAAGTCAGTGAGCCGCTTTTGTAATCGATACCTCTTATAAGCAAAGAGTTGCCGTTAAGCAAAAACGGAGAATCATAGAATTCCTCTTGGTTCACGTATCTTCTTATATAGCGTCCAAAACGGGTATTCTCGGTAATGTCTATCGTCTTCACTATTTCCATAGACTTTACGAAATCATAGCTTACAGGTTCCACAAGTTCTCCCTTTTCATTATGAGCAAGGGTTGTCGGACCTTTCATCTTAAATATGACTATATAGTCCGGAAGCTGTTTCTTGAGATATATTGTTGATTCGGCAGCAAACTTTCCGTCGTTCATTCTGTACGCCTTCGACGTATACATCCTTTCAAACTGTATCGAAGCATCATTGATGAAAGACGTATCCTTTACTACTTGGTTCCCCTTGTACACGACTTCCCTCGGAAGCTCGACTTTACCATGATTCCAGAATCTCCTTATGTCTTCGTTATAAAAAGAACTGTCAGCGTTTATATGGAATTTCTGATATTTTCCTTCTGATAAAGTCTTTCCTGTACGGTATGCGCTCATATAGACGTCATCGCAGGTGTCGTCGTATACAAGCTTTACATTTGTAGTGAGTATCGGATTTGTCCTCAAAAGCATATATGAGCTCGCGTCATATATCTTTTCATATTTCTGTTTCTTAGCCATTGAATGTCGTTTTTATATTTATTGCCGGACAAGACTTCTTGTCGGCGGCTTCATTTCCCTGCGGTTGAGCGTGAGCTCCTCTTTCATAATGCCTGTCTGCTTGTTGTATATAAGCCGTATGCCCGTAACGACATACATGCCTGACAATGATTCGTTATATACGGACATATTTGCATCCATACCTGATTCCCTGCCGTCGCTTTCGCCCATAGACGGTGAAAGGTCTTCGTTGTCGCCTGCTTTCTTCATAGTCGCGATACCGGTATTGTAATCATAGATGTTCACCCTTATACCTGAATACATTGTTATGTATGGATTGTATGCCTGCAGCGTCACCTTGATTCCGAATCCCTTGCACATATTCATATTGAACTGATTCTGGGTCTCGGCGAAATAATAGTTTTTATGCACGCTGTCGGTAATAAAGCCGTAATCGGTAAGCGATATGTTTTCTTCCCTGAGGTTCTCGTTGGCGTCGCCTGTATCAAGCCTTGACTTGGAAACTGGTATCTCGCCTTCGCCGGCTGCTGTTATAGGGTCTACATACTCGCTTATGAATTCGTCATTGACATAGTCATAATACTGGACATATTTCCTGTAGCCTTCAGTCGTCTGGTTCCTCATAATGACAGAATACGTTTCAATGTAGTTATTCCAGACGTTTTCAGACAACGCGTTTGTCAGGGCGTATTCCGTATCTTTATAAGGAACAGTGTCCTCTTCGGTAGCCTTTGCTGTTGGCAGCTGCACTGCATATACCTTCATTGTCTTGCCGCTTCCCTTCGACTGCCTTGACGCGTTATAGAATATCCTGTTCACTTCCACAAAGTTGAGGTCATAAAACCAGTCAACGAAACCGGTGAAGAAAGAATTGTCATCGGAGTATGAGTGGTTTATTATACTCTCTATGAACATACGGCAGCCTGAATTCGAATTAACCCATATTTGTTTGTCATCGGTATCCTCGACATTTGATGAGAATCCAAGTCCGTAATCCCTTGCGGCGCTTGCGAGGGTGTTGAAGGACGTATCGTCGGAAACCCTTGACGTCCTCTTGAAGAAGGCAGGAATTCTGAGCTGGCCTGTAAGCTTTCTAATCTTTACATCATTAGTGCCCCAATATTCCTTACCAGTTACTTCTGACGACGATACCGTAAAATCGCACCGTATAGGCAGAAGCTCTTGCGAGACATAAGGCGAGATAAACACGCTTATTATGCTGTCATTCGTAATGAGGTAGTCTGACTCGAATATGCCTGACGTATCCTTGAACGTAACTTTTACCGTAGGTACGAATGCCGTCATCTGCATCTCGAACGAAATGACGTCAGGAACGTCAAGGTTTATGCCGTTGATAGATATTATCGGGCTTATCGAAGAACTGTACAGCCTGTCATTCGCAGGAGAATCTTTCGGAGCAGTGTTCATTTCCTGCAGTTTCTTCGTCGCAGCGAATATCTGAACTATGTCGTAACTTTCTGTCATGCTAACTTTCCTTTTACTATTTATACAAGAAACTTATGCAGGAAATATCAGATATTCTGTTAATAACTTATATTGGAAACTTTCCCTTGCTTGTTTGATGAGATTTGGAGTGAACCATAAATATGTTAGTTAAACATTTTTGACATGTCTGAATTTAATGAAAAATTCAATTATGACGATGTAATGGTTCGTCGAATGATAGGGTCGCTTCTTATGGAGATGAAAAACCTTATGTATTTCTACCAGCAGGTATCGGAAACAGAAATACGTAAAGTCGACATCCCTTGCCTGTTCTCGGTCACCGGCCAGGAACAGTTCTTAAGGGACAAATTCATATATGCCTACGAAGGCCTTGATATTGCGAAGCTCGACTACGAAACAGTTCCAAGATGCGTCATACAACTTGAAAGCTTAGCGATAGAGACTAACAAGAACACAAACAAGTTTGTGGAAAGCAAATTCAAAAGGATGTGCAACGGCGTAATGCGTGAGTGCAGTATCACTACCGAATTCGTTCCGGTATCGCTGACATTCAAAAGTACTATTGTCGTATCAAACGTAAACGAGCTGTTCAAATGTATAGAATCGGTGGTATCGAAGTTGTATCATAGAATTCATGCGTTCACCGTTGATGTCGGTCTGTTCAATGTCGACGCCGCAATAAAACCGCTTGAATCATATACGCAGACATATCCTGTGGAATTCACGTCTACGACGAAAAAAGATTTTAAGATAGACTTCTCTATGGTCATGAATACCTTCATGCCTTGCTTTGAAAACGGCGTGCTTATCGCGGAGATAGACGAGGCTCTTAAGAATGTAAGGAACCCAGAAAACGATAACGGAACAGTGACCTTCTACAGGGATTCGAAAGGAATCTTGAAGGCAAGGCTTTCATCTCTTATGAACATCGATATAAACGTCGATACGCAGAAAAGCTTTGTGAAGAAAGAAGTTGAACAGAAAATAGCGACGCCTGTAGTCATACTGTATGATGACGGCTGTATATACCAGGGATTCACGTACACCGATTCTGGCGGCAGAAACTTTATGGTGAACGGGAAAGCGAAGTACGGCAGTAAGGTGAACGAACCTGTATGGACGGTATATTATTCACAGGTAAGCCCTATAGGCGAGGTACTCAACACTAAGATAGAAGAAAATCAGATTTGGTCTGAAATTAAAAAGAAATATAAAATTATATAAGTTATGGAAGAAAAACAGATTTTAATCAACATTACTGAAAGTAAGGACAGTTTTCTTTTCTTGATAAACTCAACAGTTTCAAAGAAAGCGACAGTGTCTGTTAAAACAGAGAAAGAGCAAAAGTTTATCAATGCTCTTGAAGAACTGATTAGAAACTATAACACGAAATAACTATGGCGAATAAGCGAGCGATACAAAATGGAAACTGGAACAGTAGTTCAACTTGGGACGGCGGTGTAGTTCCTGCTGCTGATGATGACGTATGGTTGAATGGCTATACGGTTACTCTTAATGTTGACATAACAGCAAAAAGTATATCTAACGGAGAATTAGAAGATTTTTCTGTTATTGGAGGCACTTTGGCTTGTGGTAATAACGCAAGAGTAATAAATTCGTCACTACATCATTATGTTTCAAACCTTATCACGCAAGGAAACAATCTTCTTACAATCAACGGCGATATATACTTACATTCATCGGCTAACTATTGCATCCAAAAGTCTGGTATACAAAATAATGTAAGATTCATTTTAAATGGGAATGTTGTAGGCGATACACACGACTGTAAATTCTTATCAATGAACAATAATAGCGGTTCTTATAATAGTTATATTGAAATCGTTGGTAATATCACAAATTGTATGATTGACAGTAAGTTGTATAGCGGTAATTATACAAAATATATATCAATCGTCGGCAACGTAAATGACTTGCAATTACAAGAAGATACTGGTCTTTATTCTGTAAGCATAGTCGGAAATTTGCGTCAACAAGCCGTAACAATAGGTGATTTGGACGATTTTAGCATATATGGCGAACTGCATAACTACACTAACGACATTCCTTATTTCAAGACATTATATATTGGCGGAAATGTCTTCTACAATAATGGTCTTGGCGGATTTTGCTCAAAATCAATATCATATATCAACGATGATATTATATTTACAAATACTACAGATTTGACATATATCGTTTACAACTCAAAAAAAATAGACGAGACATATCCGAGCGAGAATACAGTAGCACAAGGAGTAATTTATGGTATGCAGAACAAATACGAAGGTCGTCTTCAACTACCTCAACCTTCAACAGTCCTAAAAGATGTTGAGTATGGTGATAAGGTAGGCACATTGGAAGTGATAGCATTATCTGGAGCTACTGCACAAGCTGACAATATATCTGTTGTAAATCTTACAGAACAACAAGTGAATAGGGTCTCGCAATGCGCGACTAAGGAAACAGTCGATGAAGCTTTCGAAGAATTTATATCAGAAAGCGCGACAATCATAGGCAAAGCATCCGTCATAACAGGAGATGCGACTGTCATAAAGGGAGATGTAGCTGCCGTCAACCTTACAAGGGAACAGATAGAGCGTATAAAGAATTGCGCCACTGTCTCGACGGTTCAGAGGTGCTTCTCTGATTTTAAGAACAAAAAATAATTTTTATGGCTTGGAATAATACGAATAAGCAAGAAGAAAACGATTTGTCTGTATGGTCTACCGACAGGGTTAAGGAGTGGTATGACAAGTATACGTCAGGCGCGCAAATGACTGACTCACCTTGGCTTAACAATATGATAGGCGTCAGACGTCCCAATATCGTCTTCAATTTCACGAAAAATGAGCTTGAAGAATTTACGAAGTGCGCATCCGACGTGACATACTTCGCCAAATACTGTGAAATCCTTCACGGTACAGAAGGCTACAAACCTGTCGTGCTGAGGGAATACCAGAAAAATCTGTTAAGCGATTACCAGAAATACCGCTTCAACATTGTGATGTCTTGCAGGCAGGCGGGAAAATGCCTTTTTAATGGTAAAATTACTGTAAATCAATTAGATAAAAATAAAGATTTTGTGATAGAAGATTTATATTATAAATTTAAAAATAAATCATTTTTATCATTTATTAAAAATTTACTATTAAAAATTTATAGAAAACTATGAGTAAGATAGAAAGAATAAAAACTTGTGAAAGATGTGGTAAGGAATTCTTAGCACCGTCAGGGTATACTCATTTCTGTAAAGACTGCAAAGTAATAGTAAGTCGTGAAAGACTTGAAAGAAGTTACAAGGCAAGAGGAATAGTAAGACAAAATCAACTTTTAAAAGGTATTGAAAATATTGATTATGTTATTGATTTATGGAATGGACTTCCAACTACCAGGATAACAGGAACATGGTTTAAGGAAAGACATCCTGGCAGGACATTAGAAGAGTATATTACAGAATTTCCAGATGCGAAACTAATTTGTGAAAAAGTATCTAATGCTATTTCAGAAAGTACTAAGCGTTCTATGAGTAGACCTGAAATAAAAGAACTTTTTTCAAAAAGAATTTCAGGCAATAATAATCCAAATTCGAAGTCAAGAACATCATTAGAACAGAGACAAAGAATTTCACCATTTTCAAAATCTTTTAAAAAATATGATAATTTATCTAATGAAGAAAAAAGAGCTTCAATAAAAGCTTTGCTTAAAACAGATGATTCGACAAGAATGACAACAAGTATTGAATACTGGTTGAAGAAAGGATATACTGAAGAAGAGGCAAAAGAAAAATTATCAGAACGCCAAAGAACATTTACATTAGAAAAATGTATTAAAAAATATGGTGAAGAAAAGGGTCTCGAAATTTGGAAAGACAGACAATTTAGATGGAAAAAATCATTAGTAAATAGTTTTGAAAAAGATGGTGATAATAGAACGCCTATTAGTAAATTTGAAAAAGATTGTAAGGAACTAATTTGTAGAGAACTTAATATAGAAATTCCTATTAAACAAAAATATATTTCAGATAAATTAAATAATCATTATTCTTATGATTTAACAGTAAATCATAAAATTATAGAATTTAATGGTGATTATTGGCACATGAATTCAAGTATATATAAAGATACTGATTATAATAAAACCAGAAAAATGTATGCGTCTGAAATTTGGAAATATGATTCAAATAAAATAAAATGTGCAAATTCTTATGGCTATGAAGTCCTTACTATTTGGGAATCCGATTATAGAAAAAATAAAAATGAAGTAATTCAAAAATGTATTAACTTTTTAAAGTAATAGTTATGCGTAATATCTTAAAAAATATAATATTATTCTTGATAGAACTTATAGAAAGCTATGAGTATCGAAACCTTCAGCTTGACGAAAACGACATCTCAAAGAAAATAATAGATACAGTCGACATCAGCCATAAAGGACTGAAAGTATTGTCGCATGATGGTTATCATCCAATAACAAGCATACACAAAACGCAGCCGTACAGCATATACGTCCTTGACCTTGAATCAGGCGAAAGGCTTGAATGCGCGGACAACCATATTGTTTTCTGTAAGGGCGGTATACAGAAATTCGTAAAAAATCTTACGACTGAAGACTATGTCATGACGAAATCAGGATTGTCGAAAGTCGCTTCTGTACGTAAGACCGGACATAGAATCTCTATGTATGATATTACTGTCGACTCTGAGGAGCACTCGTTCTATTCCAATAATATATTAAGCCATAACACTGTTTCTTCCTGCATATTCTTACTACACCAGGCTTTCTTTAATACTGACAGAAACATAGGTGTCGCCGCAAATAAGGCAAGGACAGCGACAGAAATCCTTGACAAGATAAAGCAGATTCTGTTCCGTATGCCGTTCTTCCTGATGCCTGGTGTAAGATATATGTCGAATGAGTCAATAACATTCGAGAATGGATGCAAGATAATCTGTCAGGCTACGACAAAGAGGTCTTTTATCGGTTATACCATACATACCCTTTATCTTGACGAGTTCGCGCATGTCGAGCCTCACCTTCTTGACCAGTTCTATGAAAACATCGTGCCTACTGTTTCTTCTATGGACGATTCGAGGGTTATCGTGACCTCAACACAGAACGGATTCAACAAGTATTATAACATGTGGCAAGACGCCATTGACGGCCTCAATAACTTCCATCCCATACGTATTGACTACTGGGACATTCCAGGACATGACAAGAAATGGAAAGAAGAACAGATAAAGCTTCTCGGGTCTGAAGAAGAATTCATGCGTCAGTTCGGTAACGTATTCTCGCTGTCAGGGTCGATACTGCTTTCAGCTGAAACACTCGAACACTTTAACAAGAACATAAAGGAATACATATACAAAGACATCAGCGTCCTTGAAAACAACTATAAGGAAGACTGGCAGCATCTCGTATGGCGGAATGATTTTGATATAGAAAACCTTGCAGACCCTAACAGAAGGTTTGTCATTTCATGCGA